CGCCAACTTTTGCAAGATGGTGCTTTCAACTTGGACGCTTTCTTGGTTGACGCTTTGGGTGGTCGTATCGCTCGCGGTACAAACGCTGCCTTCACTACAGGTGACGGCTCTTCCAAGCCCAAAGGTGTTGTACCTGCTGCCGCTGCTGGTAAGACTGCCGCTTCTGCGACTGCTATCACCGCTGCTGAAATCCTTGACTTGATGTACGCTGTTGACCCCTCTTACCGCAACTCTGCAAACGCTGGCTTCATGATGAAGGACAGCACCCTTGCTGCTGTGCGCAAGTTGGGCTTGGGCTCTTCTAACGACTTCCCCATCTTCGTTCCTGCTATGAACCCAGGCGAAAAGGACATGTTGTACGGCAAGCCCATCCACATCAACAACGACATGGAGGCAATCGCTACCGCCAAGAAGACCATCCTGTTTGGTGATTGGAGCAAGTTCGTTGTGCGTGTTGCTGGAGGTCTTCAGTTCTTGCGTCTTGACGAACGCTACGCTGACGCACTCGTCGTAGGCTATATCGCCTACAAGCGTGTTGACTCCAACATCTTGCAGGCTAACGCCATCAAGTACTTGGTACAGGCCTAATTTATTTAGGAACTATGAAGGTACTCTTCAAAGAGACCATCGTCGGGGACGGCTTCGCCCACTACGCAGGTAGTGAGGCGGAGCTACCCTCTGACGAGGCAGCCCAATGGATCGCTGCAGGATTCGCCGAGCCTATCGCCGAACCTGCTTCCGCGACAAAGAAAACATCAAGCTCTAAAGCCAAGAAAGAAACCCGATGAGCATTTCAGTCATCACACCCGCGACAAGCGAGCCGCTAACTACCGCAGAGGTCAAGAGCTTCCTGCGTGTTGATTCTTCGGACGAGGACACCCTAATCGGCGTACTCATCACGGCTGCGCGCTCTATGGCCGAAGCCTACACCCGTCGCATTCTGATGACTACGACCATCGAGGAGTTCTACGATGTTTTCCCGAACTATCGCAACCCAGAAGACAAGGACATCATATTCTTGAGCCGTGGCCCAATCCAGAGCGTCACGAGTGTCAAATATGTGGACGGCGCAGGGGACGAGCAGACAATCAGCTCCGAGAACTACGCCACCGACTTGGTTAGCGAACCCAGCCGAATCGTCAGCAACAATGGATGGTACGCCACAAAGGACACCGTCAATGCTGTCATCGTGCGATATGTATGCGGCTATTCATCCTCTTCGGATGTTCCCGCACCTATTCGGCAGGCTATGCTTTTAATGATTGCCGAAATGTATGAGAAGCGGCAAGACAGCGTCAAGCGTCTACCAACGGCCGCCGAGTATTTGATGAACCCATACCGCGTCTGGACTTTCTGATGAGCCTATTCCCCATCAATGACCTCGGTGAATTAGACCGCCGCATCACTATCCTCACAGCATACACTCAGACCGACGCTTATGGTCAAGAGGTACGCACGATGGGACAGGATGCTTTTGTTGATGAGTATGGCGAACGGGTAGTATCGGACGGAGGTACAACAGAAGGCACGGCCTGCGTGGTTGATGCCATCGACTCCCTGCCTGGAGTCATCACTCAAGTTTGGGCGAAGGTAGACTACATGAAGGGCACAGAGAAAGAAGAGAGCGACCGCCTCAGCTCTGTCAAGCGTGTAGACTTCGGCATTCGCTACAACAGCGCCATCAATGAGAAGATGCAGGTCTCATGGGATGGTGACATTTTTGATATTGAGGCTGTGCTACCCGTTGAGCGCAAACGATTCATGCACCTAATCACAAGACTCGTAGACTGATGGCTATTACTATTCAAATAGATGGGATTGAAAAGGCCGTGCAGAAACTGCAGGAGTTGCGTCAGATAGATAGGAAGTCCTATCGACAAATCAAGGCACGAATCAAGAAGGCGGCCAAGCCAATGGAGAACGCCATCAAAGAGGCAATCCACATCGGACGCAATCGCAGCGAGTTCTCTCGACTATTAAGGAGAGGAAAAGACCGCAGTACTGGACTCAATAAGTTCCTCAATGTAACCTATCAACCAGGAAACCTAAGGCGATCCATCGACACCATAATGACCACACGCGGACGCTCGCTTGTAGTCAATGTGGGCGCTCGCTTTGGCAGCAAGGCAAAGGCAAACGCCGACGGCTACTATGCTGCCATGGTTAACTACGGAACCAAACGCGGTGGAACCAAAGGTCTAAACATAGCCGCCAAGCGCACAGGCGGCAAGACCTCACCGATTAAGGACAAGCGCAATGTCAACTATAGAGACAGAGGCTTCGACATGGGCAAGGAGCAGACCGTCAACGCCTTGACCAAAGAAATCAAGACCATCCTCGAGACCTCAATCACTAAGCTCGGCATCTGATGAAAGCAGGCAAGGCAATCTACGGCATCCTAAGCACCAACGCTGGCGTGAAGGCAATATGCTCCACACGCATCTTTCCAGATGTTGCGGCGCAGGGCAGTCCGTTTCCTTTCGTGGTGTACAACATCACCCGACTTGCACCGAGCGACACAAAGAGCGGCGTGAGCACGCTCGACGAGGAACGCTATGACATCAACTGCGTGAGCGGTCTCTACTCTGAAGCTATTGCTTTGAGCGATGCCGTTCGCGGTGCCCTTGACCGCTACTCTGGTATTGTCAATGGCGTAAATGTGCAGAGCATTCAGTTCACCGATTTTGAAACCAACTTCGACGATGACAACGATGTCTATGTTGCTGTCGTTGAGGTAGTAATACGAGTACAACGATGAAAATCACTCTATTGAAAAGACTGGCCGTCGAAGGTAGCAAACCCCTTGCAAAAGGCACTACCTTTAGCGTAACCAATGAATATGCAGCGGAGCTTATCCAGAAAGGGTACGCTGTAGAATTCGGGCAAGAGCCCACCCAGAAAGAAGATAAAAACAACAATAAAACCGAGGAATAATGGCCACATCTGGTATTATGAACGGCACGCTTTTGGGCGTGTATGTGGGCAGCACTCTTGTTGCTCACGCTACGGAAGGCTCTATCAGCCTTTCAATGGACACCCGCGACGCTACGACGAAAGACTCGTCTGGATATCGTGATTTACTTGAAGGAACTCGCAGCGGATCAATCTCTGTTAGCGCCCTTTATGCAGACGATGCCACATATGGTGTCAATGCTTTGATGACTGCATTCTCTAACCGCACCACCTTGACCGTCAAGTTTTCGACTGAGGTATCTGGTGACGATTATTGGAGCGCAACCTGCTACTTGACTTCTTTGGAGGTTAGCGCCGCCACGGAAGACAACGCAACCTACTCTGCTTCTTTCGAGATTAGCGGAGCAGTCACATTCTCAACCGTATCCTAATAACTCTCAACAATGACTAAGCACATCAATCTCGGGGGCGAAGACCGCCCAGTCAAATTTGGATTCGCTGCTCTTATGAACTTCACGGACATGAGCGGCTATAAGTTGAATGAACTCGACAAGCTCGGCGACAACATGACGCTAACCGATGCTGTAAAGCTCATCTATTGCGGCCTCAAAAATGGGGCTCGCGTAGAGCGGCAAAAGTTCAACCATCAACTTGAAGATGTAGCCGATTGGCTGGACGAATCACCAACCGCCATCAACGAGGTGCTTGAGTTATTTGCACAGAGTTTTAGCAACGAAGAACAGGGGGAGTAAAAGGCTCAAGCTCGGAAGGGCTTGGGCCTATCTCCTACGACTACTACCAAGAGCTCGCTCTGGGTATGTTAAAGATGGGCATAGGGGAGTTCTACGACCTCACGCCCAGAGAACTGCAGAACGCCATCAAAGGACATCTGGACTTTGAGGATTCTGTACAACAGAACGAATGGGAGCGAACACGATGGCAGACCGCCGTGCTTGTGAACATACAAATGCCAAGAGGCAAGAGTATAAGTCCGCAGCAGCTCGTCGAGTTCCCATGGGAAAAGAAAAAGAGGCAGATAGGGCCTAAACTCACACCCGAGCAAGTAAAAGAGAGACTCGCGAAATGGCAAAGAAAAGAATAGCGAATGTGAATGTCAGAGTCGGGGTAGACCTCCGACCTCTGGAACGCGGCTTGAAAGTTGCGCAGACAAAGCTCAAACGCTTTGGCTCAAGCATGAAGAGCATCGGCGGCGGCATCACTCGCAACTTCACGATGCCCTTCGCTTTAGCGGGCGGTGCGGGTATTAAACTTGCCACCGATCTGAGCAGTTCATTTGCTAAGATTGAAAACCTCGTAGGCATCACAGGCCAGACGCTTCAAGACTTCAAGCAGGGCGTTCTTGATGTCTCACGCGCTACAGGCCAAACGCAGGCCGACCTTGCCGACGCTTTGTTCGTCATCACTTCTGCAGGTATTCGCGGCGCTGAGGCCATTGATGTCCTAACGATGTCAGCGAAAGCCTCAGAGATTGGACTCGGTGAGACCAAGGAAGTGGCTCGCGGCTTGACGGGTGTCCTCCAGGCATACGCTAAGGATGGACTCACGGCCGCAAGTGCTACGGACATTCTGACCTCTATCGTCCGAGAGGGTAACCTTGAGGCATCAGACCTTGCACCAACGCTTGGTCGAATCGTCGGTATCGCCGCGCAGCTCGGCATCTCATTTGAAGAACTCGGTGCGAACATCGCAACCTTCACTCGCTTGGGTGTTCCTACCGAAGAGGCTGTCGTAGGTCTTCGTGGCGTTATGACCACATTCCTGCAGCCCACTACAGAGGCCGCTCAGATTCTTGACCAATTCGGCTACACGGCGGCAGACCTCAGAAAGAAACTCGGCACGCAGGGACTACAAGCAACGCTTGCCGAATTGCTCACGGCCTTCGAGGGCAACGACGACGCACTTGCTTCGGTCTTTGGTAATGTACGAGCCCTTTCGAATGTCTTAGGCACGGCAGGAGCGCAGGGCGAAGCCTATGCGGACATCCTCAAGAACATCCAGAACAGCACGGGCATCGTCGACAAGGGTTTCGAGAATGTCAGTCAGACGGCAGAAAAGAAATTTAAGAAGGCGCTCAATGAGCTCATCAACGCTGGCATCGCTTTGGGCAATGCTCTGATGCCTGTCGCCATTAGCATCGCGGGATTCATCGAGAAGATGGTGCACGGATTCATGGCGCTGGACTCAAACACCAAGACGATGCTCGTGACGCTCGGCCTCTTGGTCGCGGCAGCAGGCCCCATCGCCACCGCCATCGGCGTGGTCGCAGGCGCTCTTGCTGTACTTGTGTCGCCTGTTGGTCTTGTGGTCGCAGGTATCGCGGGAGTCATTGCGGCAATCATGTACTTCAAGGAGTCAGCCTCGAAGATCATCGCGGGCGTGGGCAACGCCTTCATTTGGCTATACAACAAGATTGTCGGATTCGGCAACAGCGTCCGCAAGGTATTCTCCTACACCTTTACGGAGTTTATTCCGAACCTATTTAAGACGCTGCTCAAGGTCGTCACGGACACCTTTGGTGCTATTGGTCGCGCCATCAATTTGGCGATGGGCGGGAACTTCGAAGCGGCTGGTGGTGTCATCGTTTCGCAGTTCGAGAGCTTGAAGGATGACCTTGCAGAACTCGGCGAAGACACAGGGGCCGACTATGCTGACGCATGGGCCGAGGGCTTCAAGAGCGTAGAGCAGGAGTACATCGACCCAAGGTCAATCCAAAGAGGTCTGCAGCAAATGCAAGACTTCGCCGTCGAGGCGGCTGGCAAAGTCAAGGACTTCCTCGGCGTTGGCGCTATGACTGCAGGAGCTGGAGGCGGCACCTCTGCCGCTGCTCCAATGGTGGCTCTGGCTGCTGCTACAGGTGAGGCAAAGATTGAGATAGATGCGCTGAACCTCGGACTCGAAGAGTTCACAGACAACCAAATGAAGGGCCTCGAAGATACGGTGCCCCTACTAAAGGACTATGCCGACACTTGGATGAGTATGGCGCAGACCATCAAGTACGCCCTTGAGGATGTCGCAGCCACAGCCATCATGTCACTCGGTGAGGCTTTGGTCTCTGGTAAGTTTGACACCAAGGCATTCGTCACCATGGTCATCGAGTCCTTTGCTGGAATGGCAGAGCAACTCGGTCGCACGGCTATTGCTACGGGTCTCGCTGTTGAGGGCATCAAAAAGGCTCTGCAATCATTGCAAGGCCCAGTCGCCATTGCTGCGGGTGTTGCCTTGCTTGCACTCGCTGGAGCTGCTCGTGCTTCAGTCGCTAAGCTTGCAGAGGGTGGCGGTGCTCCTGCTCTTGCAAATGGTGGCCTTGCCTATGGCCCAA